CAGAGATTGCCATCGCGGTCCCAAGGTCATACTTGCGGGCCATGACAGCGCCAAAATTGACCGCGAAATCGCCCATAGACGATGCGATCACGACGCTATTGACAGGCCCCCATGGCGCAGAGCCAACGATACCAAGAACGTTGGTCGGAACACCGTTCAAAAGGACGGTTTGCGGCGGCACGATCCCGACATACAGATCGGGCACGATGAGCGCGGTGGTATTGAGCGCACCCGCCTGGAAAATCTGAGTCATGCAATTTGTCCTTTGAACATCACGGAGGATCAACACCACTCGCACACCGCGAGATAGTTTCATCACCCTTTTGAAAGCAGTCGCCGCGCCGTCAGAAACGGACTTAGACGCCCGGAGTTACACCAAGCCACATGATCGGGCCGCCGTTAGCCGACAGGTCCGAATTGATCGCTAGAGCCGCAGATTGCGTGACGTTGATCGTTTCTTCATAGTCACAAAGAAAATAGACCCATCGCCGCCATATATTGTTGTTGCGCGGCGTGTCGTCATCGGATTGTTTAGCAAAAACCATTTTAGCCGTTGTGCCGTCCGGCAACGGAAAGAATCTCGTTACGTTCCCGTTTGCGTCCAATAGGTTTTTGGTCTGATCCACCAGCCGCCCCAGCGCCGCCCGCACGAGATAACCGGATGCCGGCGTACTGCCAGCCGTGATGTTTGGGCAAAGGACGGCAACGCACATAAGCTGCTGCGCCTGGCCCGCGTGGTACTGGACAGTCTGATCGACGCCAACAGCCGCCGCAGTCACAGCCGGCACGGTCAGCACGGGACCGGCGGCTGATGCGCCCGGCACGACTGCGGCAAAAGCCGCCGCAATGGATGCTAGCGTGTCCGTGGCAAGGGGGCGGTACGCATAGGCCACTCTGTTTGCCGTCAGGCCCACAGCCTGCCCGAGCGAGACGGTGCCCCCAAATGTGACGCTACTGGAGGTCCACGCAACGGTCAACGTCGCCACGTTGGCCGATATCTGGGAATAATACGGCTGGAAGCGGGTCGTATCGCGCGACATGCCGGGAACAGACGTGACGCACACATTGGACACGCCGGCGGCAATGTCGGCATTCAATCCAGCAATCTCAGGAGCGCCCCGGTAAAGCTTCGTCGGGATTGTCAACGGTGCGTGGCCGAGCGCGGATGACCATGACGCAACCGCATTGACCGTGGCTCCAGGCGCGTATGTCGTGCCCGGAAACAGGATACCCGCCAGCGTGGTCACAAAGCCCTCGGTCAGATCATCTATCGTAGCCATTACGAAGCCGCCACGTTGGCCGGCGACACCGCGCCAGACTCCACAGCAATGATTGACCAGCCCATCGTTGACAGGTCGGCACTCTGCACCGTCCAGCGCGATTGAACCGTGTCGGACGTAATCAATTCGTCACCCCGCAGCACTTCCTCGGACAAGCTCACCGGCAAGAGGATGTTGATCGTTGGCATCTGTACTTCGCCCGGCAAATGCAGGTCGGACGGCTGCTTGCGATCCCCCGCCTTCATCCAGCCGGGGAACCCTGTAGCCAGCACGGTATTACCTTGCAGGCCGCCCCCAACGTAATCCTCGCCCGGCACTTTTTCGCCCCGGCGGGATAGCTGGAACGTCTCATTACAGACAATCAAATGCGACACGCCGGACAGCGGCATGTACTCGCCTATGAAATACGTTTCAGGCCCGATAAGGTAATCACCAGCCTGATATTGCGTAGCGTCAAAAGCCCCATATCGGTCAGGCTTGCCAAACTGAGACGGGCTTGGGATAAGCGCCGGGGTTGGCGCAATATGCGCCAGCACATTGCCCATAAGGTTTGACGGCTGCACAACAGGCCCGGCAGGGTCGGGGCGATACCACGAGTATTGAAACCCGAGAATTTGCCCCACCTTGCCCAGACCGTAATTGATCCGGCTTTGAATAGTTGAGCCGGTTGCCATTACAACCGCACTCGAAAGCCAATCGGCTGACGTTCAATGACGCGAAAGATTCGGTCACCGTGAACGTCCAGCAACCCGGTATCAACAGGTCGGTTGTCTGATTCAAAAACTTCAATCGAAGAACGATCGTCGTAGTAGCCCCACTCATCGAAATCCGATTTTACGCCGCGCCCTGAGATATATTTTTGCATCAGACCACAAGCCGCACACTGGAGCCATCTCCCGAGAAATTCGGGCCAACCGGCACGCCAAGGGAATCAGCAATCTTCCGGCAGTGGTAATTGCGATGCTTGATGCGATCGGCAACCTCGTTCTTGTTCCGAGTCCACACACTGGCTTGCGCTGTATCCAAGCCACTCGATGCAGTCGCCAGAGCGGCATCCATCACGGCAATCAGGTCAGCACGCCACCTAACTTGCTGGATTTCATCGGTCGATAGGTTGTTCAGCCGGTATTCCAGCGTACCCGAAGCCTGGAAGAACCGATAACCGATAAACCCGGAGTTTCCCGCGCCATAGGGGGGGTATCCGCAATAGTCGCGAATGATCGACTTCTCGCCGGTCGAAAACGGCGTTGACGCATAGGACGCCCATGGCAATACGATCGTCTGCGACATCTTTCATCCGATCAATATGTAGAGCCGTCGCCACGCATGAAGTACACGGACGCCGCAGCGGTCCCGAGCGGGAACGCCAACCCATAAAGCGGCACCCCGGCCACCTGACCAATCGTGACAATCATGCGCCCGCCCGCCGGCACAACATACGGCGAGGCCGCCGTAGCCGCGCCACCAGCCTGCGCCTGGAAGTCACACGCCACCGCCACGGCGGTCGCGTTATAAATCAGGACGTTCTCGCCCTGGCCTGGAATAGCAACCTCGGCGGCGGCGGTTGTCAGCGCAACCGAAGCCTGGCCGGACGATTTGAATGGTTGAGTAATGGGCATGATTTACACCGCCGTCATGGGTGCGGACGCCGCCAACAAGGCAGCCTTTTCCGTCGCGTCGAGAACGTAGGTTTTCCCCTTAAGGAATGCCAAGTTCGTCCCGTTGAAATGAATCGCAAAGGCCGCCGTGAATTGATACGTCGAGGCCGCCGGCGCCGCAGCTTTCACCGCCGCCAAGCTCGCGTTCACGTGCGCGCCATTAACGACAATCGCCGTTGTGGTTTGCTGGTCGCCAGTGTAATTTGCCATAACCTCAATCCTGCCAGACGATGTTTGCCGCCGCAGTTGCGGAAGCATTGATGGCGGCGTAATAGGCCGCGTCTGCAATGAACGGGATGCCAGCCAAGTATTCAATGATCGCGCCGTTATAAGAGTCCGTGAAACTCACCGACGGCACGCCAACATGGGTAGAAGCCGATTGGACCGCCTCGACCGCAGCAACGCCACCCTGGTCCGAGGTATCGCCGCCACCCTCAATTACCGTGCCGCTCATGTCAGTCTCTCCAAGAAATATCAGGCGCCACATCGCCATCCACTAAAGCCCGATACGCCGCGCCGTCCACAAATGTCCATGTGTTCGGCTTCAAAACCAGAAAATCTCGCCCTGCGTAAAAACCAATTTGTCGCTTGGGGCTTGCCCAGCCGGAAGTTCGACGCTCCGCAACCGCAGGAACGTCCTGAACGGGAGCCGCCAGCGCATCCGCGACCTGGCCGCCACCGTAGGCAGCCGGGGGATTAACCCGGCTGCCTTTGGGGTATCGACTCACCCTTAGCCCACGTGTTCAATCATAACCGCGCGCTTGTAGTTGGCATTGCTCGCGGTCGGGACGGTAGTGCTGTTGGTCGTTGTATCGGACGGCGCGCAGAATCCGCCGATCCAATACCAGCTTTGAGCGATGATCTGGCCCAAACGATCAATCGGCTCACGGGTCACCATGGCGATATCATCGACCATGCTGATAATCGAGTTGCTGCGCTCAGTATCCGCCTCGGCCATGCCCTCATAGTCACCCTCGATAAGCGCACCCTGTCCCACGATAATCGGACGCCGAACGTAAAGGCTGGCGATGCTCGGATGAGCCTGAACGTAGGCTTCCGTGGTCGTAATGAAGCGCAGACCCAGCATATCGACGACAGTGCCATTTTTGAACGTGGAATTACTGCCCGTCGCACCCTGATACAACTGCTTGAAGTCAGGATCGGCGTAAAGCTGGCGCAACGACACGGGATCGAGATAGCAGTTATAGGCACCATCCACGGTCGGCACGGCATTGAGGCGAAGCTGCGCCACAGAGTCAAGCAGGTTGCCCATCACAAGGGTATCGGTCGCCTGCAACAGGGAGGTATTACCACGGCCAGACGGACGCTTAATGACCGACTGAGTGGACGCACTCACGGAGTTGCCGGCAGTACCATCCGCAACCGTCACGTTGGAAGCGAACGTCAGGACACCGGAAATCCCGCCCGGCGTGGTGGAAACGTTGGTCCCATCAGCCGCAGCGCCGACCACAGAGTAGGTGTTGGAGCCAACAATCGTGCTGATTGCCGCCGCACCCGTACCCACCGCAACCTGCACACCGTTGACGAAGGTGACTTGCCATCCACGGATATCATCGACAGAGACCGCAACACCCGGCGAACCCAGCGTTACACGAACGCGAGTGTTGCCGTTGAAGTACGGCGAAAACAGCGCGGCGCGAGCCAACTCATCCAGGGTGCGAACCGCCTGCTCACCGTTAGCGTAGGCGTTCTGAATGAACTGATTCTTGATGCCGACCCGGTTGGTAACGGTGTTCAGGTCCATCGTGTCGCCGTACTGATTGATCGACAGCGTATACTGCTCTACGCCCCAATTGTCCGGCGTCAACCCGTTATCGAGGTTGGTATTGGTGCTCGCGGCCAGCGGCGTGGTCTTGGTCGGCTTGAGGCCGGCGCGGGTCTTGGTGATGGTTTCACCAATGCCATTCGGGAACGTCATGCGATCCGCAACCATACGGTAAGCGAGCTTCGAGCGAACAGCCTGCTCAAACTCACGCTCCAGAAAGCCTTGCTGGATAATCGGCTGCAAGACGGTCGGGAAATTTTGAATACCCATGTTAAAAAACCCTCAACAAAAGAACCGTGCCCGATGGGTCAGCGGCAACAAACGAGCATCCGGCCCGCACGGTTAGCGTTTGAGCGCCGCAGCTTTTGCGGCCTTGTATTCTTCGTCAGTCATCTCTTTGACCGACTTCTCGCCGTTCTTATTCGGCTTCGGTACAGGAGCGTTTGAACCACTAGCCGCCGCGCCGAATAAATACGGTTTTGCCGCTTTGATTTCCGCAACCAACTCAGCGTGATTCGTCGGCTCACCATCCTTATCCAGCACAACCTTGTCGCGCGGGATGAGCGCCAAAATATCCGCCGCATCCTTGGCGCCCGCAGCAACGGCAGCCACCTTCAATTCCGCAGTAACAACCCGAGCCTGCGCCGCCGTGCGAACCTCATTGACCACACCCTCATTCTTCACCCGATCAGCTTCAATCTGGGCAGCCAACGCTTCCGCAGCAGTCTTGCTGGCGGCAACATCCGCCTCCAGGCGCTCCGCTTTGATGCGATTCGCCTTAGCTTCCGCCGCCGTCGTCTTGCTGGACGTGCGCAAGGTTTCCAATTCGACGTTGGCAGCCGCTACGGTAGCTTCAAGTTCTTCAACTGTGGGCATAATCAATTCCTATCATGCGGCATCCACCGCGTTACGGGACTCAAAGGCATCCCGCCGCCTTGCGGCCCCATCCAGAGCCAAAAAAAAGAGCCGGGGGCTGGAGTTGAACCAACAACCTCTCGGGCAAAGCCCGTTGCTCTCACATTGAGCTACCCCGGCAAAATGTATCAGGCGGCGGGACGCGATCCCCGCTCTCTGCCCACATGGATTTCAAGTCCACCCAGACAATGATCCGCATTAATCACTTCGCCCAATTCCCCTTTAACTATCGACCGTTTCCGTTGCCGTAACCGTCGCTTCAAGTGATTTAGTTCGCGCATCCGCGTCGGCCATATCCGTTTTAATTTTCGACAACTCCGCCTGGACATCGGGGATGTCGTACATCGGCGCAATGATCGAAACGGCAGATTCGCGGCTGATAATCTCTGCGGTGCGCAGCGTAGAAAGCGTTGTCGCCAGATTCATCCGATCGCCAGCCGTGGCCGGGAACCAATCGGGCCATACCAGCGATATCGCCCCAGGCGGCAGCTTCCCGATGTCTTCGTCTCGCGTGCGTAGCGGAAACTTCTCCGACGCACGAACTACCATCCGCAGCATGTCGAGCAAGCCATTCTGCCCGTAGGACGATCGCATCTTATCCGCCAGCCAGATAAGCGGCTGGTACATCAATTCCTGCGCCCTACCAGACTGCGGCGCCGTCACCTTGTCGGCCTCAGCCCGGCTCCCGCCGATCGTCTCAAGCGCCATCTGCCTCAACGACTTACAGAACTCCACGACAGTATTGGCCGCCGTGCCGGTAATCTCCAAAAGCTTCACGTCGCCAGTATCCGAAACCACAATCGCGGTATCAGCGCCCTTTTTCATCTCCGCGTCACTCTGCGATGGGTTTTTGATAACCATCGTCGGGTCGGATGAATATGTCAGCCCACGATTGGCCTGACTCAACTGATACTCAATGACGATCTGCGTATCCACCGCCGGTCGAAACGTACACTTCCCGTCAATATCCGTCCCGCCAGGAAGGTTTTTAATCCACGTCCACGGGCAGAAACCCAGATCATGCGTTACCGATCGCTTCTCATCGACAGTCGGAACCGTATCCTTCTCCGAGACCTTCCACGGAGTATACCATTTTTCGGAATCGGTATCCCAGACGCGCTGCACCCAATACGGCGTATCCTTTGCGTCATCGGGAATGGTGTACCCTGCGGCAATCAAATCCGCGCCAGTCACCTTGTATTTTTCCGACATGCGAATCAGAACGTCCGGCTCTTTCGAGTCATATTCCGGCGTCAAATAATCCGTATCATACACAGACCAGAACACGCGGCCATTCAAAACCCGCATATAGACAGCCACCGAACCGACCGAGCCGCGTATCGTCGCATCCGTCATGACTTCCGGCAGATTGCTATCAGCAATCAATTTTTCCAGGCTAAGCTTCACATCAGCATCGCCGTGCGCCACACCAGGAAACATGCCCTCACTAAACAGCAACGCCGTGGCATCCTCAACCACAACCCGGCATATATTATACCGAACGCTCGGCGCACGCTGCTTGAGCTTGATATACTCGCCATTGCCATTTTCTTCGTCGTGAAACTCATACGCCAGCTTGTCGTAGATCGTACCATTCAGCACAGCACGCTTGCACCGCAAATCCCAGATGCGCTGCGCAGCCGGAAAATCCGCCGGCTTTTCAATCAAGCTAGACAAATACTTGAACATCAGCGCCCCATAATTCCAATGCGTACAGTGCGCGGCGGGTCGCCGGCCTGGACCAACCCGGAATAACCATCCGAGAGCGCATCCACGATGTCATCATGTGTCGCGCTGGGAAAACTGCCCAATTCCTCCAACGCCTCTTTATTCCACGGCGCCGCCACCATTGACACGTTACCAACATTGACCTGAGAGGAAAACGGACTCGCCCGCGTAGCCTTATCGCCCGTAGGCCGCGTGAAAACGACTGTGTAACCCGCCAAAGCCCGAGCATAATACAAAGATTGCGCTTTTCCGGCCTGCCCAGGGTCTTGCGGGATTAAAATTTTGACGTTTTTCCCGTCCGCCCTCGCCGTGGCGACAATCAAAGCCTCAACCTCATCGGGACCAGCCCGCAAAGACTTCAAATCGCGCACAACGATGGATTTTTGCATCGTTTCCTGCATTAGCGCCCCCCGCGTCCAATCCGGGTCACGCGAGCCAAGCTTCGCCGTCGCCGCCAAATCCCACGATCGCACAAATCGACCACCAGCCGGGGCAGCAGGGACAATCGCAATCTTCTTTACGTCAAATAGCGCGCCCTCCCCCGGCTTCGGGTCTTGCTGATACAGCGATTGCCATTCCCGCATGGCACCAGCCTTACGCAAATCTTCCTTTTTGCGTTTCAACATCCCGCCATACTCGTAATTCGGATCACCCGACCACAAAAACTCGCCAGGCTCACGGCCCAACGGGTCATTATCCAATGCCTGCGCCGGCAATACCAACTGCACCCAATCTTCGCCAGCAGACGAAATGAACCGCCCAGCCAAGTCATCCTCATGCCAACGAGTCATAATCAAAATCAGCGATGCCTGCGGCGTCAAACGCGAATGCAAATCCGCCCAAAACCAAGACCAAGCCTTATCCCGGATACCCTCAGAATCAGCTTCTTCGCGCCCCTTCACAGGGTCATCTATGATAGCCAAATCCCCACGAAATGAGGTCACCCGCGAGCCGACACCCGCCGCTAGAACCTCACCCCCATTCGTCGTGCGCCACCGGCTCACAGCCTCATTCTCGCACTCATAGCCCAGAATCGTTTTCAACTCCGGCACACGCCGAATCACCTTCCCGCTATTCGTCTCCGCAACATCCGACGCATACGACGCCAAAATCACCTTCCGACGCGGAGACTTCGCTAAATAAAACAACGTAAACAGAATCGTCCCGTATTTCGTCTTAGCAGCCCCAGGCGGCATCGAGACCATCAACTTTTTGACCTCACCCCGCTCAACCCTATCCAAATGCTCAATCAACAATTCATGATGCGGCGCAGGAACCTCGCCCTCATCCTCCAAAGCAGCCTTGCAAAACGCCAAAAAACTCGATCGAGCAGCATTGCGAAGCCTTAACTCTTTCGCAGCGTCAATCAGGCTAATCTCATCCGACACAACAAAAAAACCTATTCATCAAACTCAATTCCTAAAAATTTTCTGGCGGGCGGCTGCGGATTGCCGTAGCGTGAGTTTTTCAAGCACCCCCCCCCGTCGTGCAGCGAGGTAGCCACCCCCGGATGGCCGGGAATCTTGTTGCGTTTCCTACCGCAGGAAACACAATCAACCCACAATACATTGATATACAACACAATCAGCGCACAAACACGTTGGTTTTACTCCGTTGCTTACTCCGTTTTGTCAGTAACAGGCTCACAATGAC